GTAAAGATTCTACTCCCTGATCCTCTAATCCAAAACAAGGTTCGCATTCAGGAGGTCGTTCTCCGTTAGTTACTTGTTTTCGTATCCTACGCATATTGTCATTGTTCCATATTTCTTCTAGTGTATTCTTAGTGATATCACCAATGGGATGACTGCGGCAGCATACTTGAATGGCTCCGTCTTCTCTAGTGGCCAACCCGGTAAACGGGTGCATACAAAAGGTATTACTCATAGTCTAGATATAGGAGGACGGTATGGTTTATTTGAATAATCCCAAGACAATGCATATTTTCTAGCCTTATCACTTAATGTATTATTTGGCCATAGCCAATCTAAAAACTGTAATGCTTCCATTGGCGTAGGATGTAGATCATTATCAGGAGCTATTCTATGATTTATGCACTCAACTTCAAACCATTTGTACATAGCATCCACGTTAGTAAATACATCTTGGTATAATTTAATTACATCTCGGTCATCAAAAAAATCAGCAATAGAACCACCTAGATAGATTTCTTTACTTTTTTCTCTCCAAAGTCTAAGTAAAGATTCTTTGTCATTAGATGTTTGTCTCAAGTGAGAACTGTTAAACAATTCATGCCATGTAAAATTCACCCAATCACAATCTTTGTTTTTCATTATATCTTGAATCGCTTTCATATATGCCATGTCACGTACTAAGAATCCGCGGAAATCTACTCCAAATCTCATGACCCATTCTTTGCCATATGTTTTTTCTTGGGTAGTGTTAGTGTCATTCAACCATACATTATTATGATATCTATCTTCTCTTTCTTTGGTACTCCAAAAAATGATTACTAAATCATCTTTATTGTAGTGATATCTAGCGTCTGCTTCTATAACGCTATTGAATATGAAATGATTGCCGGCGCCGGGCATTGCCCAGTTTTGATAAAATTCAATATCTTGTCCAATTATATCAGCCCAAGTAGGCCATTTATAATTAGTAAAGCTACATCCAAAGGCAAAAAATCTCTTATACTTTTTTGTATCAAGATTATGCATTCTCATTGATTGCCCATTCTCTTTCTTTACACCAAAAACATTCTCCGCAGACAGGGACCTGTTGTCCTAATTCATATGTAGTATAATCTATTTCAGGGAACTCTCCCTCACAACTACGAGTGAGATTCAATAAACTATCTAACTGTAGTCTCTTATATTGTCTGATTACCCAATCTTTTTCAATAAATCTAAAGGGGTGACTGACTACTTTGCCCATGTGCATAGTCAGTCTAAGATGTTGATTTGTTTCATCTGGTTCAACATCTCTTTTTGTCATACCCCCTAAGTCTACACTACGAGGATTATGAGTAACAGCATTAAAGTAAGCGTCAGCATTTTCATGGGTACAAATATATTCTGCAAAACTCTGTATCTCTATTATGTCTCCGGATACACTCTTTCCGTATTCATCAGTTAAGGTAGGGCCGGTATTTCCCCATTCTAATGCAGGGGGAATAAAGTTTTCATATCGTGTGAAATGTATGTTTTTAAAGTTATGAGACAAATACCTATACACATCTAAACTATTGTATTTTTGCCATGGTCTAGTCTTCCACATTCTAATATGACTCAGTATCAATATGTCTGTATTTAAGTTGTGTTCTGTTATGTAATTACATAACAAATACGTCAACAATGCACTATCTGCGCCGCCACTGACACTAACAGCAATGATGTTCCAATCATGTTCAAATGGTATTTCTACCCCATCTACTATAAAATTATTCATTCTCTAAATACCTCAATAATGGGCTAACTCCAACAGGCTGATTATCTTTTAATGCTAGATAGATACTGTTGGTTTCAGTTAAATTAAAATCTCTGCATACTCTACTATAGTTAATATTATGCTTCCACCATAGATAATCGGGTCTAACATTATCTATAAAGTATTTGGCAATGGTTATTAATGCACGATTATTCATATTAAAATCGTTCATTATTGTAACACTATCTTGGGTAGTTTGTCTACTATATCTTAACCCAACACGATTCCAGCCTAGACCAAGACCCTTGCTAAGGCTAATGCCAACAGACTTGATGCATGGATGGCTAAAATCAAAAACAATATTACGACAACAAGTAATCCAGGCCCCGTCGATGTGAACCGGGATATCTTTTTTAGAACATTCATATAAAATTTCCTCCATGTGTATGTGTATATTCCCCGTACTAGGGAAGGGCATTGCTATTATTAATGGGACATTAGGTATTAAACTACCAACATCTTTAACACTACTTAACCCTAGACGATTATGATATCTATAATCACCGGTAATAGTCTGTACTAGGCTCTGCATATAGAGATTATCTATATACTGCGTACAGCCTATGATAATATCTTTACGGTTAAACTTATCTAATCCAGTTAGTGTATTTATTTGGGTGCTTTCAATATATTTACTACATTCAACTATAAAGTCACTATATTCAATATACTCGGATTTAAACTGCCCACTCAGTACATTATTGGTTAATAATTCTAAGTAACTGTCAGTTAAGGGTTGTGGTCTTTCAGTTTCTAAGTATTCACTAGTGTATTCTTTAGCCACCTTAATTCTATTCATATTAATATTTAAGACATAAACCCTATAACTAAATATTTTAATGCTATTGCCTACCACTTATAGTATCACCAAATCTCAGTTAGAACTTGCAAAAAATACAGATTTTGGGGACACATTCAAATCAACTATAAACAAACCCACTGGGAATTTCTTCTATGACCCGTGGATTATCGGTGATGAATATAAGGACACAGTTTGGAACGATATATTAAACACACTACCCGTTAGTAAAGGTGAGGCTAGGGTTATATTACTTAGGCCTGGGCAATGCTATCAAAGTCATAGTGATATTGACGATAGATATCATCTGAACATTAATGGAGATTTCAATTACTTAATAGACTTAGATAGTGAAATCATGTACCGTAACAATAATGACTGTAAATGGTATGATTTAGATACTAGTAGTAGACATACTGCAATGAACGTGGGTGAGACTGTTAGAGTGCAATTAGTTGTGCGTAAACTGTTACTGAATAATGTATTGAATGAATTTGTCAAAGTTAAACTATCATCTATAACATTAAGTCCGGACGATGCACGATACAAGTTTGATGATGTTATTAGTGGGTGGTTAAATCGTGCAAACAAAACAGGTATTATCAACGAGTTTAATCCCTCATTAACACATGTGACATTTAACATAGAAAAAAGTTGTTTAATTGAATTAGAAAAGATTATGCCTACAGAGTTTAGTTTGGAACTAATATGATAGATATCTCTAAATGGCGACATTTATATAAGTTTAACTATGAAAGCGGATTAATTGGTGCCACTAACATGTTGTATACCCCGTATGTTAGCCATGATGGGAAAACACTATGCATGTGGTATGACGAAAAAAATCCCTATCAAGCAGAGAATAGAGAACTTAGTAAAGAGTTAGTAGATTTCTTTTATCAACGTGAATTAAAGTATTTGTCATTATTGCAATCGTATTCTTGGGCCCCAAAAATAATAGATATAGAAGAAGAACATAATAAAATATACATAGAGTTTAACAATGAAACTTTAAATCATATAACTATGGATTCAAATAGAGATATTAATAAAGAGTTGCCCAATTGGAAAAAACAGATATTCTCTATCTTATCTGATATTGACCATGCAGGGTACTACAAGTTAGCACTATACCCACATTGCTTTTTTGTCGGTGATGATAATGAATTAAAGACTATGGATTACTACAGTGTAGTGGAAAAAGATAACTGTTGTATAGAACGTAGTAAAATTGAAGGTATTATTGGTTCTGAAAGTACCGGACGATTTGACGATTCTACTGTAGGAGAAATGATTGATTTTGAAATATTTTTTAAAACAACCATGATGGAACATTTAGGACAGCGTTGGGCTGACAACCCCTTCCCAGAATTTTATAATAGATTATATGCAAAATAACTCAGCACACTTTGACAAAAGACTATTAGCATTAGAAAGTTCTATTTTTCTAAGTACCTATAGAAGAATTAACTGGAATGAAGTAATTGTATCTTTGCTAGAAAAAGAAGGGAGTGCCGTTACAACTGATCCATCTAGATGGAACACGGACACCACAGGCTATAACGAAATATATGCAATGTGGAAGAATGCAAACTTCAACAGTGATAGTATTAAATGGATTAATTATTATCCCAGAGTGCATTTTGATCAGAGCCTAGTAGATGATATAGCAGATTATTTAAATGTAAATGTACACAGAGCATGGATTAGCAGAATTGATCCAGGCTATTTTGCACCAAAACATTGGGACGTAGATGATAACGAGAACGAATACTTACTAAAGGGTGATATATCTAGATATAGCATTCTAATGGGGGACCCAACACATGGGCACATCTTTATACTAGGGGATGACTATCTATTCAATTGTCCAAAAGGCTCTATTTTTAAGTGGAATAATCATCGTGATTGGCATAGTGGCATTAATGCAGGAATGGTGCCTAAATTCATGTTTCACTTAATAGCATACAATAAATAAATTATGTTTTACAAATTAGATATTCAAATAGATACAGATAGAGCAAAAAAATATTATGCTGATTTGGAAGAAAAGTATCAGCATTTAAAATGGGAAGCTACTTTAGGCAAGAGAACTATATATGGATGGTCTATCCATATTTTAAATGGTTTTTTGCCCCCGTTTGGATTTTATGACAAAAATACTGAGCCTTTAGGTGTAGAGAATTACTATAAATCAGAAATTCATTTTGATTGGGCGCAAGACATACTAAACATTATTCCCTATGGTTACAGGGCCGGCGTTGGGGTAAGTCCGGCCGGTACTATAGTACCCAAACACATTGATGAAAATTGGCGTGATATGATGAGATTACATATTCCTATTATTACTAATAAAGATTATGTATGGCATACTCATCTAGGTGAACTACATATGGCAGAAGGCAGTGTATATTTAGTTGATACTTCTTTTGAGCATTCTACTATAAACAACGGAGCTGAACCTAGGGTTCATTTTGGAATGAACGTACCTAGATCAATGTGTCATTTATTGTGTCCTGAACTTAGTCATGCATAGTAATTTGTAAAGTGTATCTAGTATTATAACCAATATTAACACATCCATGAACAATCATAGGGTCACTCCATTCATATAAATCACCGGCTTTATAATTAGATATCATTTGGTCATCCCAAACAAATATATGGCCAGGCTCAAAATCTTGTAAGTACATAGTATAGCGTACTGGATTTTTAACTTCTACTAGATGAGGATCAATATGCATCGCTTGCATTTGTCCTGGATTTAGTTTAACAAACCACCAGAATACATATTTTCTACTATCAGGCAATTCAGGCAATTCAACATCAAAATTAAACATATCTTTACTATTCTTATTAAACTGTTGAAAGTCGTGATTTTTATTACTATAACCGGGTCGTGCTTTTTCTTTGTATTCTTCTAATAAAGGATGTCCAGACCATCGTTCGGGTTGCCATACATAAGCTGTATCTCCCTCATGTGCCTTAAGATGATTCATTAAATCATCTGTGATCCAATACGAATAATTATCTATATATCTCATACAGTTGCAACCAAATTACTCATATAATCTAAGTATTGGTAAGGACTACTTATTTCTATGTGTACTAAGTCAGTTGTTCCGTCATTTCGCAACTCAGACAATGAATCCATAGTGTTTAATAAAATAGTTCCCGGGACCAATGGTACTCTCACCCCCGGGTTATAGTGAGTTATTAAATATGCGTCCGGATTACTAATGATAGGAATGTAAATTCTAAAATGTTTAGGGGGTGTAGGGAACCATGGTCCAAGATAATTTCCACTTGGATATACAAATAAAAAAGTTCTAAACGGATCTTTTACTAAGTTCATTATTCTTTTTACAAATCCAAAAGCTAGCACAGTATCATTAAAATACACAGGGCCCTCGTTATGTGGATCTAAATCACAATGATATTTGAAGTCTATGTCTTTGTAAATGGTTTGTATCCCCCAACCATACATCTTATCTAATTTGTTTTTAGGGTCTATAACTGAAGGTTCATTGTGGTCTTTAGTATACATCCATTTCTTAGATTGGTGTTCATTAGTTAGTGTTGTGTAGTATTCTACCGCTTCAATTGGGTCATATTTTAAATTAATAAGTGGAACTATCATAATCTTTGTACATAGGTTGAAAAATGAAATGTGAGTCTAGTATTATTACCTATATTACAAGCACAATGGATTGCTTGACTGTCAGGGTAACAATAAATATCACCTTTTTTGTAATCGACTAACGCTTGATTTTCATACATGAAAATATGACCCGGTTCCCAATCTTGCAAAGCCATCCAATATCTTTTGCAATCATATATATTAGGATCTTGTGTATGAGGATCTCTGTGTATAGGCATAAAGTTTCCAGGATTCATTTTAATACCCCACCATAATGAATCGATTCCATTGTTAATTTCAAACGGTAAACTTACGTTAAACGGGAAAGTATCCGGTTCATAAATGTACCAATATGTTTGACTAAGGTCGTAACCGTGTTCCTTTGCTTTTCTAAATTCTTCTGAGTCCGGATTCCGACCGCCTCCTGGCCTAGGTGTGCCGTCGTTGGCTAGCAGGTAATCTGTGTATTCTTGTTTTATCCAAGTTTTGTAATTCCCAATGTAAATCATATTAAATCCTGATAGTTGAAAACATGGGCCGGTGTTTCGTATATACCATCTTCTCTAAAACGAATAATAAAAACTAATCTAGTTTTGTCACTTTTATTTTCAACGTTGTGATAAATGTCTGATTTGATTAGAGTAATATCAGTCAGGGTGGTTGATCCGATAGGATCAACCTTAACATTGTCTTTCACAAATGAGATATAAAAATTATACGGTGGTTCTGGTCTTACCCTGTTCACTATTCGTTCATCTTCATCACTAACATCATCATTTTGATACCAATAATTGACTGTATTTTCTGTGTTAGCGATAGGTATAACCATAACCCATTGATTTGCCCTTAGTCGATTACTGGGTACATTCTCATTGTTTGTTTTAAGCCCATCTATATGAAGTTTTAGATTAGTGCAGCCGGGTAAAAAACAAGTACTGGTTTCTACTATCTCTGTAAGCACACGCGGCATTATAAAACTTTTAAGTAACGGAAACTTATCAAAATCCATTTGTACGAAATATTCATGTACAGCCTCCGGCTGTAATAATTCAGGATGATTATCAAAAAATGTTAATACTTCATTTTGAATTTGTGGTAAGATAGGAACATTGATTTTTTGATACAAGTACATTAATAAGTCTCCAAATGGCTAATACACAGTTTCTTTCTAAAATCTTCAGTAAACTTGCCATCAATACGCAAGCTATAACTCTGTTCCATTATCTTTTCTCCACCGTGCCAGTCGTTGTCATTCCACCATGCTGCTCTGGTGTTTAGATATATCTTGTTTTTATGTTCGGGATCCCATATATAAAAGGCTTTTTTAGTGTTAGGACGTATATGTATAAATTCGTTACGATGTGGCCCATGATTATTAATGCCGTTCTTAGCATCTAAATCTCTATGCTCAAAGGGTATTCCGTCTGCTTCACAATGAAAGAATATAACACGGCCTATATGTTCAAAGATATTGTTTGTAATCATATCTTCAACCCATTTAACTGTGCCTGGAAAATACTGTGCTTCTTCTGTTAGTTTACGTGGTGCAGTACGATCATCCCATGACCCTTCTTCCCATAAGAAATAATATATATAAGGGTCATAAGCGCCCATAGCCATTTTAAGATAGCGAGTAAACTTATTACGTTGTTTATAGTTAGTAAAGTCTTTGAACAAATCTATCCCACCCTGATATATAGGGTCATCTTTGTGTAGTTCCATAAACTCTTCCATAGCTTGATAGATGGGCTTCCAGTTATGTTTATAACTCATTTGCTCAAATGTAAAGCCTGGCTTCATCCAAGTACCTTCTTTAGCAAACTCACGTGCTTCTGCAAACCCACGGATAATTTCAGGTTGCAGTCTGTCAAACTCTGACATATCTACATATGATTCCATATCAAAGTATGGATTGTTATTAATTCCTAATATGGCCATAATTCTCTATATATTCTTTAGGGATAGTATCGTATAACATCATCTTTTTATTAATCATAGCATCACGTAATATAACTTGATGCACTAGTGGACTAGGTGGTTTTCCTGGCAATATGTCAGCAATAGCTTCTGTTTGCACCTCACCCACATCAATAGTTTTTACATCTGGCCATTGAATAATTTTAACTGGTAGACCATTAATAATGGCTGCATAATGACTACGATTCCCATCGCCGGAATCGTGAGTAAATTCCCATCCTCTAGCATGAGATATAGCCTTTACTTCATTAACTAATTGACTCATATATATCTTAGGACCACCTGGATAGCGTCCTATATCAGCGCCGCAACGTATTCTGTATTGCTTACATATACTATTTCCAAACTCTTGTATTTCTTCTAAACAATACTCTAGTTGATCTAATGTCTCTAGGGTATAACTAACATTTTTAATGGGTAGTTTTAAATCAATGCAATTTTTAATACCTTCCATTTGTTTTTTACGAACAGTATGCCCTTGATAATCAGGATGATTCAATCCTACGGTCCAATGAACATGATTAAACTCTGTAAACTTTTCTGCATACTCGTAATTACTTAAGTACACTCCGTTAGTTAATACCATTATATTTCTATGTTTACGATTCATGTTGTTTATTGCACGAATTAGTTCAGGTAAATCTTTACGTGTTGTCGGTTCTGCACCCACTAATGCAACCGGAAACCCATCATCTGGCCAGCTATTAATTAATGATAATAGATAGTCAATCGAAGGGTCCGATGATTTATTATCTGGTTCTTGATAGCAATGAGGACATGTTAAATTACAACGATTAGTAATCTCTAAGAAATAGCTACCAAGCGTATGTCTTTCATACACATAGTCTATGTAAAAATTAGCATCAGGTTCAACTAAATGTTCAACATATCCATGTACTGGGCATGTTTTCCCTAAATATATACTATCGTTGTGTACAAGTCTTGTTGCAGGCACATGCCTGTAACAATGCTCACATAATGATAAGGTTTCTTCTAGCATAATTATGTACTCAATATCTTAAAATTATAATAGGCGTTTTGGTCGGCGCATTGGATCCGTGATAGCGTACTCAAGCTGTTTAATATCAACAGGCCCAGTCCAATTAGTTTTCCAATACATATCTGCTGTCTTTTCTGATAGTCTATAATATTCAGGAACTATATCTAATTTTTTTAATTTATTATTAGTAAACGCATCTCTTAAAATAACTTGATGAATATAATTTGTAATAGGGCCTTCATTGAATGTAGCCCATGGACCATTATTCAATTCTTCCATATCTATACTTCTAACATCAGGCCATTGTATAAGCCTTAATTTCATGCCCTTCCAGTTATACATGTTATGATAGAGATTATCTTCTAACGGGGTATGCACCAAATCATTACCTAGTAACTTTTTTAATTCTTTGATAGTATTACTCAGATAGTTCCTGCCGCCAGTGCTACGTCCAATACTTGCACCCATTCGAATTCTTACTAAGTCAACATTGTCTCTACCAATCTTATCTAGTTCTTCTAATATGTTGGGTAGATGATTAATATCTTCAATTGTATATCCAATACCATCTAAGCTGCCATACTCTTTGATATTAGCAATGCCGCGCAGTTGTTTATCGTGTACTTTTTTACCCTGATAAGTATAATGATTTAACCCTACGGCAGGTAGTATATTTTTACCGGATAATAACTTACTTGAAAAATCTTTATCTGCAAATCTAAGACCATTAGTTAGCATTCTAACTTTTTTAAACTTATGTTCCAGTGTATGACTTAACGAAATTATATCATTATACAAAGAGGCTTCTGCACCCGCTAATATAGGGATAAAATTATCGGGAAAAGTATTTGTTATTCCTAACACTGACTCTATAGATCCATCAACATATGAATTATCTGGAAGTTGATAACAATGTGGGCATTTAAGTTGACATTTGTTTGTTACTTCTAACATTATAGAAATAAAATTACTAGGGTTAGTTTTAGTAAGACTGTAATAAAATTCAGTATCAACTTCAACAACTTCTTCCATTATGCCATGATTCATGCATTTTTTGGTTAACCAAATTTTATCATCTCGTTCAAAGATAACTCCGGGAATATGTCTATAACAATGATTGCATAAGCTAACTGTATCGTGAATAAATTTCATTTAGTATTTATATTATAAATACCATATGATAAAAATGGTTGATAATTTTTTTTCAATTGACGAGTGTAATCAAATTACAACAGTTGTAAAAGATAATGAAAATTTATGGGAGTTATGCCCATGGACTAATATGTACATCTTAGGCAATAGTTTGTTTCGTAAAATTACACTAGACGGTATTAGTATTGATTATGGTAATTACTTTGATACCGCATATTTTGACACAGATGCTATTTACCTGTTGAAATCAAAACTTAGTCAGTTTTTTGAAAAAGTAGAATTCATTCCTACTTTTAGCAAACCCGGGTTTCAAATCATTAAACTAAATCAGAATAAAAATCCTGGAGTTTGGCACTATGATAATATGATAACATGCTACCCGTTCAAAAGAGTTTTTAAAGACTATACAGAAAATTTCAACGAATACTTTGATCGTAAGCTAATATTTACCACAGTGATTAGTGACGGGGAATATAGTTTTGACTATTATCCAGAAACAGTTTCTCGTTTTGAAAAAGATTTTTATGAGTCAAGTAAAATAGCTCCACTATGTAACGAGCATCGTAATTTAGTAGGGGATATATGCTCAAATGTTACATGTCCATTAAAAGAGTTTACTAGTCTATACTACAAAAAAGGAACTCTGCTCATACAAGAAGACCGAGTATTGCATAGGGTTGGAATGAAAGATTTGAATGGCAGTGATAATTTAAGGATTACCTTGCAAGGTTATGGTTTAGTGCGAAAAGGTATTCTTTACTTAGTATGGTAAACGATTAATTTAGAATAGGGTTCAACAGTCATAATATTATAATTGTATTTTTTTATTTGATTTTTTACTTCATAACTTGTATATGCGGCTCTTAATGAGTTTACTACATCTTGTTTGTATATTGGATCATCACAACATATACTATTAATTCTTTCATCTGATGGTCTATCAATATCAATAACCATAATGGAATCCCCTAAACTATTAATTGTTTCCCAAAATTGTTCGGTATCTTCTATATGATGTAGTACACGATTAGATAGTACTACATCGTATTTGCCACAGACCGTTAATAAGTCATCTTGGATTATTGTTATTCTATTTTCTAAATTGTTTTTTGTTATATTTTCTATGGCTATTTCAATCATTGCAGAAGAAGATTCATAACATACAAAATTTAATTTAGAAAATGCTTGAGCCAATGCTATGACAAAATTACAAGATCCTGAACCTAAATCCACTACACTACCAGTGGATATACCGATTAATTCTGTATATAGGTTAACATATTCATTTAACGATTCTGGATTAGAAGCATGTGTATTATAGCTCCTGCATTGTTCAATGTCATCCATTGTAGATTTAGGTTCAGGGATTCTCATCTATACTGGTCCGGTAACGTGTCAAATAAAGGCTGCTTTTGATTAACAAATCTATCTCTTAGTATTACTTGATGCAATAATGTACTCATGGGTTTTCCGGGTACAAGTTCGGCTAATGATTCACTGAATACTTCACCAAAGTCAATCGTTTTAACGTCTACCCATTTAATTAATCTATGCAATACTCCATTAATGTAAACAGCATAGTGAGTACGATTGCCTTCTGTGCTAGGCTCCCATGACCAATTCTTATTAAGTGTTTCTTGTTTAGTAGCTTTTACTAAATCACTTAGATACAATTCGGCTTCATGTTCTTCCGGAGTTCTTCCTATATCAACTCCTACTTGTATGCGTGTGTTATCACATATACCTTTACGATTCCATTCTTGGACTTCTTCTAGTACATATGGTAGTTGATTTAAATCTCCTAATGTATATGTAAAATTTTTAATGGTCAATCCTAAGTTGACACAGTTCTTAATGCCTTCTTCTTGTTTCTTACGTATAACTCCGCCATTATACTCAGGATGATTAAGTCCAATAGTCCATTTAAGATTCTTTATACCAACAAACTTTCTAGCATAATCTTCTTTTCCCAAGTTGATACCGTTGGTTACAATCATAATCATTCTAGGTTTGCCCGGCAATGCTTGAATTGCACGAATCAAATCAGGTAAATCTTTTCGTGTTGTGGGTTCAGCCCCGACTAAACTTATCGGAAAGCCATTGTCAGGATAATTACTAATTTGAAATAATATATAGTCTAGACTAGGATCAGTACTGGTATTCTCCGGCATCTGATAACAATGTGGGCAGTCTAAGTTGCATCTATTCGTTATGTCTACCCAATAGCTGTTTGGCTTGCGTTTTTCGTATTCCTGACTTAAGTAAAACTCGCTGTCAACTTCTACTAAACATTCGTGATAACCATGTTTTGGGCATGTTTTACCTAGATATATAGACCCATCTCGGATGAATCTCTTTGCTGGTATATGTCTATAGCAGTGTTCGCATAATGAATAGGTATCTATCATAAAATTATTTTCTATTGATATTTATTGATAAATCTTTATACGTATGAATTTTAACTATTACTATAACCATGTACCCGGAGAAAGTCCCTCACGTAATAACCTTATCTATACCAGTCTGATATCTGATGATAAGAAGGTATTTGTACAATGGTATCATAACGATACTGAGTATCATAAAGGGCAGAATCAAGTAGTAGATCCATTATTAATGGAAATTAAATGGGAACGTGAGTTAAAGTATTTAAAATTGATGCATGGATCATTCCCCGATCATGTACCCAAGATATTAGATATTGATTATAAGTTACGTAAAATCTATTTACAGATAGACGGACCAGACTTTTGGCAGCGTAGTTTAGATGGTACGGGAAACTTTGATGATGTATTACCCGATTGGCGTGAGCAAATGTTAGAAATAATAGATAGTCATCATCTGTTAAATCTATACAAATACAGTATGCATCCTAGCAGTTATTTTATAGTTGACGGTAAATTGCGTAGTATTAACTACTTTTTTACATATCATTTAGACGAGGGACCGATCTCAATTAGTGACCATTTAAGTCATATATACAGTACACGACAAGAACAGTTAAAGTTATATACAGATATGTTGGGCATTGACTGGAATACTCCGCAACCATTAAATGTATTAGAACACTTATGTTGGGATAGTTTTCGCACTAATTATCCAGAAGATTTCATAGATAAAGTAAAACAATGTATAAGATGATTTTATGGCATCGTGACTTAGATTTATCTGACTTTTATATTAAAGCAGAAGAACGTGGGTTTTATAATAATGCAAATGAAAAAAATTTGATTCAATCTATAGCAAATGAACGTGAATGGCAAGTATGGATTTTATACTATAATGATTCTGCTGTAGGGTGTGTAGCCGCACATAGTATAGAAGAAGGTTATAGAATATGTACTAGAACTTGTATTCTTACTGATTTAATACCCACTAACTCATTGCGTACTCGTAATCAAATCATTACTCATCAACATATCACAGCACAATTCTTTATACCCAAATGTATTGAATGGGTTAATGGAAAGGGTGACATGTATATTACCACACATCCTAGCAATGTAGGAACACAACGATTAGTACATAATATATGGGCGCCGTCATTAGTAAAGACTAATGTATTGTTTAAAGCATTTGATAAAGAATATAGAGGTCATACACAGACTTTTTGGAAGCTCAATTCTGACGAATTCCTAAGTCAACTTAGTAAAGTTAAATCATGGCAGTAACTCCATTTATAAAACGCGGTAGTAAAAACGTATGGTGTATAGTAGATAATCATGCGAAATTTTCTAATGGTTGGGCAAGAGAAATATCAATTAACTTATCTGACCATATGATTTTCAAAATTGATCTTTTTGGATATGACATATATATCGGCGATGATGAAGATGAATTGTTAAGAACAGTATCAATAGATTATGAGTATGCTATTGTTGTTGCTTCTGGAACTTCGTTTACATTATCTGATAAACTTTTTCCGTTAATAGAAGATTTATTGAATAAGGATTTTTTCATTGCAGGGCATATACTAGATCGCGGGGCAGAATATCCTGAATTACACCATCAATTTTATGTAATTAATCTAGTAGAATATAGAAAATGTCATTGCCCTATAATAGGTCCGGGTAAGGAATTTAATAGTTTAGATATGCCCTGGCATGGACATCATATAATGCGTATAGCAGAATATAAGACAATAGATATAGGTACAGCGATTCGTAATGCAAAAAGATATCTATACTATGAACATGAGCATGTATTTTTAAAAGAGTTATCTAACATATACCATGATCAATTTTTTGCTAACAACTTTTTTGCATCATGGAATTCAGATAAGTTGTATACTGATATTGCATTCGCCGGGCCCGTCGATCAATACGTAACAGTAGGTATAGGTTTGAATTGGATTAAAAATTTAGAAATTATTGGATTCACTAAAGATTCTAATGTTGTATTCACAGACATAAATCACAATTGTCTGGTATATATGAAGAAATTAATTGAAACATGGGACGGAATGAATTATACTCAGTTCTACAAAGATAACAGTCCAATGGGTATTAACGGGGAGTCCCCTATACCACAATCTTATTATGATAAAACTCAATCTGAGTGGGAACAGTTTATATCTACCTTTGATGATTGGGCATCAATATGGAATCAAGTACGACAGCTAAAATTTAAGTATATACTTACCAACTATATGTCAAATTACAACTTTGATTGGATCGACTCCGAAAAACGGACAGTTATCAATTTAAGTGACTTATTTACGCATACACCCTATATATTTGTTCATAGTTTGAAATATAGGATTGCTAGTGAAAACAAATTATTCAAAATGCTAGTAGAAAAAGATCCTGAAATAACATTGATGTTGACCTCACGGGCAGTTAATGGATTTGCAGAAAATAATCAATTAATAGGTAACCGACTGATAGTTGGTAAAGTAAAAGATTTTGCATTAACAGACATTAAAGATTTAAGGTGTCCGCCCTGGCATAAAAATGATTGGTAACTTATAAGTTAATTGGGTAGTCAAACATTGCTCTATGCAATAATCGTTTGTCCATATTATTAAATGCCCATCGTTTGTGCAAACCCATGCGATTGTCAGATATAACTATGTCACCTAATTCCCAATTATGATGATAGCAATATTTTTCCTGTGTCATATGTTCTGCTAGTTTAGAAAATATTTTTTTACTTTCATCTCTTGTTAAGGCATTTATATGATGAGTATTATAAAAAGAGAACATTAGGTGCTTTTTACCCATTAGGCTAGTACATACAATCGGTTGTGTATAACCTTCAAATTCTTCACCAGGAGCCCACATTGTACCGTCATCATCTTTGCTGAAGCGGCTTACATTAAAATCTACATATCGTGTCATGGTAACAGTTGATTTTTCTAAAAAATTTTTAGTTTCTTCATCTAAATCTTCGTATGCCATGATACTATTAAGCCAAGAAGTTTTAGATCCTTCTACACCCTCAACGGCATGTAGCCAAATTAACGCTACTTTATTCTTTTGCATTGACCAATGAAAATCCAAATGCCATGCCATTTCTTCTTTGTGGCTAGATATTCCTCCTACTTGATATTCATTTTTTTTACCACCTACTCTGAGTAATTTTCCATTAGTACCGGCGACTTCTAATAATTTCATTTGTTCGTCACTAACGCTCAAAAAAGAACCAATATCTCTGAACATACTAACTACTCGTAACTCATCAGATAATGATAATTTTTGTTTTTTTATTACTACTAAGGTATGTGTAGCTATCAATTTAGAAATGACATTTATGTCAGCTTGAGTAGCCAATGCTAAATCAAACTCAGTTATAATGGGTGCCCAATTGACATAATCAATTTTCATTTAGATAGTCCTGATCAGGGAAATCAAATACCATACGATGCAATACTCTTGTGTAGATTTGCTCAAATCTCCAGCGTTTATGAATGCCTAGCCATTGTTCACTTAACACTATATCTCCGTCTTCCCAATCATGATGATAGCAATATTTTTCTTGAATAGTGTGTTCAAATAAAGGTTTGGCTATCTCCAATGATTCTTCCCTAGACATTCCTTCAAATTTTTCTAGTTGTAATAGAGAAAAATATAAGCCTGTTTTTCCTGCATTATTTGTATGTATAATATTTGGCGTAAAATTTTCTATTACAAATTTACTTTTACCAAACGTATCACTATCTTTATATTCAGTAGTATGTTGCATTCCACCATAATATATGCATTTTAAATCATGCAGTTTATGTTTAGTGTCACTATCTAAATCATTGTATGATAGTATATTATTGTTCCAACTAGTTCTAGAACCTTTTGTACCTTTGACTCCATACAGCCAAACTATAGGAGATCGATCTTCTTTATACGGGTGATTGCAATGCCATTGCATTTCATCTACATGGCCTGCAATACCCGGCTTACCGTGTTCGTTTAATTCGCCTGACACCCTGCAAACAATTCCAGTAGGGTCTTGAGTAATGTCTGCTACACAGTCCATAAAAAATTCATCTTCAGGTTTAAACAGAGGATTAGGGTTTTTAAACATTTTAGCAATTCTAACTTGGTCAGCTACTGTAAGATGTTGACCTCTTACAACAACACATGTATGTTTAGCAATCAGTCTTGCAATTTCTAATATGTTTTCTTGTGTAGCCGTATTGAAGTCAAAATCTTCTAATAATGCAGTCCATCCGTTTTCATGTATTTTGTATTTCATAAATTAAATCCCAATGTAAGAATATCATCTTGTATTAAACTACTATCTAATTCATTAACCGCTTCTATAAATCTAAACACATTATCAACTGGTAATGTTTTTAATATGTCTAGTTTAATGTTCCACCATTTAGTTTCCAAGAGTTGTTCTTTGATTTTGTCTGGAAATCTATCTCTTAATGGCTTAGCTGGTATACCACCAGCTATAGTATATGGTTCTATATCAGTAGACACAACCGCATTTGCCGCAATCACGGATCCTGTACCGATAGTTGCATCTGGCATGACTACAATACCATCACCCAAAAACACATCGTTTTCTATAATTACTGGTTCTTGAATGATATCTAATTTTACATTATCCGGAAAATTTAATAATATCTTTTCTTCTTCTGAGTAATTAGATTGATGAGCCATTATAGTATCTGAATTTATGCTCACTCCAGAGATGTTATGCATTCCGGCAGCAATAGTACATCTACGTCCTATTCCACTATGTCTGCCCATAAAAATGTTATCACGCATATAGCCACCGTCTCTGATGCTAGAGTATGCACCTATAAATATTCTGTTGTGATTGCTTTTAAAATTTTGAGACCAATTCATTGATCCTTTTTCAAATAAAGTGCCGTTAATATACTCTAAATTAGTATGTCGTATATTATATAATGGCAAGTCATCTGTTTTTAACTCTATGTCCTGTGACAATTTATTTTCAAGGAACATGGACAATTTATGTTCTATACTATGATTCATAGCTATATTTATATCTCTACTTTTGGGTACGTACATAAATATAGCTATGGATTACTCAAAGGTTATAGCAATAGAAGTTGACATTGACATAGACTATGATATGATGCGTGAAGAATTTCTAAGTATTTTAGACAGTCAATGGAATAATCATTCATCGTATCTACCCGGATACAATCATGTAACTTACAAATCTTTATTTTTAACAAAGAATAATCATGGGGTTTTTGATGATTTTAAAGTAGCAAAAACTATACCACATTCAGAATGGTATTGGGATGATAGTATTAATATGCCTTATACCAAAACAGTTATAGATTCGTTACCGTCAAAATCTATTGGTATAGTTAGAATAATGGTAACCAACGGCGTATTACCATTACATACTGATTGCAACTCAAATACTTCGGTTGATCATACATATAGGTTAGGATTAACTATTTCTCCCATGTGTAGTGATAAGTTGCAATTAGGTAATACATTCATTCCATATAAAGCACTATTTTTTAATGATTGTGTTCCTCACGGATTTTTATCAAGTGCTGACACACAAATGAGTGTTAGAATTTTTGGTGATTTTGAATATGAGAAATTTAATATAAAAAGGATCTATGCATGAAAAATGTTGAGTATCTGGATTTAGATAGAATTCCAGATTATCTAATTGTTGATATATACCAGACTATTAGAAATACCCCTCCCAAAGAAAGACACTCAGTTCCTGAAGGAACTGACGCTGAAAAATATAATGCTTGGAATAGTATTAAAGTAAGTGATAAGTTAAAAGAATTTGTAAAAACTTTATTTGACTTTGAGCATGATGTGCATATTTTTGTACTGTCAGGTGATTTGCCTGTACATAAAGACAATACTAGAAATGTTGCCTATAACTATGTTTTAGAAACGGGCGGGGCAACAACTAACTTCCATGATGAAGATAAAGTACTAATAGAAGAAAATCATATTCAACCGTTTATATGGCATAAACTAAACGTAGCTGAGTTTCATAGTGTGTTGATACCAAATCCACCAAGAATTGTAGTAAGTGTGTCAGTGCATTGGAAAACAGATTAAACGTTTTTCCAAGTATTCCCATTAATACCATCTAACTTTCTTTTTAAGAATTTTTTAGTAGATACATCAAAGATATCCCCGGTGTGCCAATTATTGATTACACATTCGCCTTCATCAGTAAAGTCTACAACATAATCTGATTTAGGTGTAAAGTCGAATGCTTCACTGTTATAGCCTATGAAAACAGGGGGAGGCATTTCTGTCATTCCATACCAGTTAGCAACTAGTTTAACACCTTTATTTAGAAAATCATTTATCATTTGCTGATTTACTTGTCCACTTCCAGTTACCATGTAACGGACACAACTCATGTCCATATTGTTCCATTCTACTGTTTCTTTTAATAATTCCCAATGACGAGGTATAAGTGCGATGTATGTAGGTCTAAATTTATTGAATTTTTGTAAGTAATCAGATGCTTCAAATTTAGCTGACACTAGTTTTGCTCCTGCTCTATATGCAGGCATCGTAGTAACTGTATAGTGTGCTATTGTATTACCAGGAAATACATCTAAGACTATATCTTCACTACTTAATCTAATTTCTTTAATAGACCTTTGTATAGATGATTCAATATAATCCCATGTATGGATAACTGTTTTTGGTGCTTTAGTTGTACCAGACGTTAGTAATGTTAAACTCATTTTAAAACACAAATACGTATTTCATTATTCTAGCAATAGTATCGTTTGCCTCTTCAGTAGGGTTGACCGGGCACAGATAATCAGGTTGTTCTTTCTCAATAGGTACAGCTAGTATATTACTTACTCCGCTTAGTCCAAACGGATTAATATCGTTTTCTTTAAATGTTTTATTAATTGGTTTATGTCTGCATACTACCCAATATTGTTTGTAGTCTCTAGAATCTAACCATTTATAACATTTTTCCCAAACTTCCTTATTAAGTGCTTCATAGAAAATAACAGGACGTTGATTCTTAATAGTCTTTGCCGCGCCTTTAAGCACATCTAATTCTGCACCCTCTACATCAATCTTCATTAACGTAACTTCTGTTAAATCTTCTAAGTTGTCTAGTTTGATTACTTGTACCTCAATACCTTCGTTATTAACTCCTACTTCACCATAGTTGCCTGATATGTTTTCATCAAAGTTGCTTATAGTCATAGTGCCATTCTTACTACCTATTGCAGCATTGTATATCCTAATAGGTTTGTCTTTACAGTTATATGCGGCTACTGAAAAGTGATTAGGGTGTGGTTCAAAAGCTAGCACAGGGCACCCTACTTGTTGATATATTGCTAAGGCATGATATCCAATATTAGTACCTATGTCTAAGTAAGTAGATTCGTGCGTAAGATATCTAGACATAACTTGTACCTCTGCATCACAGTACTCGCCAAAGAATAGTATCGATTGACTTACTACAGAATCATTTTTGTAGACTGCCATTTTACCTACTTTACTATCAGTAACTACTAAGTTTGGGGACAACTGTTCAAGAGTCTCGGTGATGTTTAAATGTTTTGTCATTATATTGTTTAGAATAGTATTTTATAATTTGCAAGACGTTGTACCATATTAGAATAATCTTCTCCTGCTAATACTTCAACTAAATCGTTTGGCTGCATATTTTCTTCAGGCACAGCTAAAATACTGCTAACGCCTGCCTTTCCAAACAAATCTTCTTCTGACTTTTTAAAGTTCTCACCAATTGGTTTAGTTAAACAGGTGACCCAGTATTGTTTATATTGTTTACTATTTAAAAAAGTATAACAATCAGACCAAACTGTCAAGTCTATTGCTTGATACATTATAACTGGTCTATATTTCTTAATGATTTTAGATGAACCTTTTAATATCTCAAATTCATGACCATTAGTAGTAATCTTCATAACATTTATCTTTTCAGATAGTTCTGATATGTCATCTAGTTTTTTACAAGGAACTTCAATATCATTCAACAATGTAACTGTGCCTTTTGCGCTACTAAGTGCAGTATGGAATAATTTAATTGGTTTGTTTTGACAGTTAAACGCAGACAATGCAAAGTGATCAGGATTAGGTTCAAAACCATATACTTTGCATTTAGTCAATTGATTAATAGCAACACATCTATATCCTATATTTGATCCAATATCTACAAAAATAGATTCTTCCTTCAAGTATGAAGATAGCATATACAATTCAGCACTGTATAATTCTCCGTATCCGATTAGGGCAGTACTAGTAACGCTATCAGTATTAGCCCTATACACACACAGTTCCCCAAATTTAGTGTCAGTGGTACCTAAATTAGACTTAAGTTTGTCAAAATGTTCTTGTAATTCGTAACTCATCTATTATATATACAGGATGAGTTACTACTAAAAATATTATTTACTTCTTGCTATAAAAGATATGATTCCCAATTTGTTTTACCTGTTTATAAGGCCATAACGGGTCAACATGTAAGTTATGAAAAAATAATGTAGTTTTGGGTATAACTTCTTTATACTTATCTAATGCTAGTACTTCATATGCAATCTGGAATGCACGTTGATATTTTGGATCATTTTCATTCAATTTTCCTTTGTTCTCGCAAACCCAACTAAATTGACATACTTTAACCTTTTCATCTAATCCCCTATCTACATAGATAACTTGATGAATAACTTTGCATGGGGTACTAGCAAATCCGTGATCAACACGATTAACTACTACACGTGCGACTGCGGCTTGACCCAATAATGGTTCTTTCCTAGCCTCATAGAAGATGTTGGCTGCTAGGCATTTGACTTGAGCCAAATCTACTTTCTTATAGATTTTTTCAAATAAAGTTGAATTAGTATTGTTTGTAGATACAAACAAACTTAATAATATTAGAGGTACAAATAGGTATACTCTAAAAAAGCTGAAAAATGTGTGCTTCATAATTTCCTTTCTACTGGATGTTATCCAGTGACAGCACTATGATAGTTGTTAACTAATCATAAGTTTTCCCAACAGTCACAATTGCACAATACTACATCAGCAATGGCATCTGTTGGTGTTAATACTGTAGCACAACCTGGTTCGATAAGAATGCTCAGGTTATTTGGTATTAACGTTGTTTGAGAAGATCCTGCTAGACTTCCCGGGACTGTAGCTGCACCTGTTATAATAGGTATGTTGCTTAGATTGCTACAGTTTACAAAACCGTCGATTGGGCTGTTACCCAGTGTTTCTCCGGTTACTCTAGGTAATACTAAGTCAGATGCAATGTTTACGTCATTGTCTTGTTCTGCCCCTGTATACCCTAATCTCTTTGCATTCCGTGCTTCACGCATGGCTGCTATTATACTGTTTCCTCCTACAGTGGTCGTGTCACATATATTTTCTATAACTAATGCAGATTCTTTAATTTCTGTCTCTGTGGCGTATTGAGATAAACTATCTATAAAGTTTATTGTATCACTAGTGGTACTTGTTAATTCGTCTATTGTAGACAAAGCTAACAATCTAGCGTTTTCTTCTTTTGCTATATACTCACCAAACTTATTATACAATGAGTTTAGAGTAGAAGCTAATGTTGGATTAGCAATCATTATACTATATATTTCATCATTTGCAGAATCAATCAATGTTTGTAATGAACCATATGGTCCAAACCCACCTAATAAGCTATTGATATTATTGTAAATAGCAAATAAATTAGTAGACTGTAATGCTCTAATCTGTGTTTGTAATTCAGCCCAATCATAGTGTATATCTGTCATGCTTCCAAAGAAGTCACACATCGTATACAATCCATTAGTGCCGGATCCTTTTGCTACTGCATCTATTGCAACATTGGCTAACTCTGTATTAGTTGGGATGTTTGTCCCGTTAACACCTAACCCATTAACATTTTCTAAATTAGATACTACTTGACTAAATTTTTCAATATCCATGTTTTGAATATTTCGTACTTGCATCATGGATCTACTGAGTGCATCACACGAATATGCTAGTTCAGGTGGTATGATATTGTTTAACCTATCACCAATACTTAGACCTGGCACAGCATCTATAGTACCATTCTTATAAATTAAATAATATGTTTTGCTATTTGTAGGTAAGGGTGCGCTGTTAAATACAGGTGTTGTCAATGATTGATAGCTATTAGGGAATAATTTCTTAGGGTCTAACAAGTCTGCTAACATTACTAACCCTTTAGTCTGACAGTTCAAAGGAGTTAGTACATCTGTTAAATCATCTCCGATAATTAAACAGAATGTAGCGTAAATGTATTTTTGTTGCTCTGATGTTGCAGGTGTACCATTAAATATGTTAGTGATATCATTGGACGTCATTCCTGCACTTAACAAACCTAAGTTAATTGACTGTGTGACTGCACCATTCTTATATAGTGTTCGTAGTAAATCATCAGGATTACCGAATGTTGAGATATACTTTAAATCTATTGCTTTACCCACAGCAATCAAATCTTGTCCCCAATAGAAGGTACTTAGATTTATACCAGCTATATCAGCAGTAATAAGGTCATTCATATTACTATAGATACCATCTAAGAAAGTCAACGAATTATTCAATGCTTTTATTGTATTATTCATTTGTGTTTTCTTACCATACATTGCATTGAATGTTGCTAGGAAATCACTGTAACTACCGTTGTTGATGTAAAAATCTTTATGTGCCTGCCATGCAATTAATCTTAAGAATCCATGACGAGTATTCTGCCCTGTATATGCATTAATGTATGTACTGGGTTTAGCATTACCCAATGCAGGTATTGTTGACGAACCTATACTTATTAAGTTATTATATTCACCCTGAGTTATTCCTGCACCTATCAATGGGTATGCTACATTCATAGCGTTAGTGATAGCAGATAGAATGGTTGTATCTATTATTGTACCCGGTGTATAGTTAATAACCGATGTACTAGTACCCATATATGATTGTGCATTTGGGTTGATGTATAGACCTACATCTTGCAACAGAGAACCCATTGCATTGATTTTTAACGGAGTGTAACTCATGGAACTACTACGTCAGGGCTGCCTTCAACTATACTATGACCACAACTATTTCCTGATCCTATTCTTAATACTGGGTCACCCTCAGCAAATACTGTAGGGCTACCGTCAGTTGTAGTTGCTGCCGCATGTGGGGGATGCGGTGGACCAAATGGCGCATGAGGTGTCATAACACTTACATGCAATCCTACATTAATGCCGTTGGCAATAACAGTACCGGCGCCGCGTACTATCGCACCACCTGTTTGATTTTTATCACCCTTACGACTTAATTGTGGCATATTATCCTAGTATAATTTTTTTCTCTGGAACTTGAATTCCAGTAGTAGCCTCGATGTATTTCATCTTAATGCTATCTTCTGTGATAGCAAAAACGGCAACGCTATTAGTATTTAGTGTAACATCTCCGCCTGGTTCTGCGGTAAACATGCTAGGAATCATTTGCATACCTTTTTGTCCGGGTGCAATGCTAACTGGTTCCGTGATTGTCAAATAACCGTCACCTTTGTTTAGTTCTGTTACTTTAGCGATTAGTTCTTCACCGCTATTCAATTTAAATGTATATACTTGTCCAACTTCCATTATACGCTTTCTGTTAATTTTGTTCTGAGTTCATTAAACCCACCCACATATTCATTATCTAAGAAAATCTGTGGTACTGATCTGGCAGTTGGAACTGCTTCTAATAATTCTTCTTTGGTGTATCCGTCACCAATCTTTCTTTCTTCGTAGGGTATACCCTTACTTTCTAATAATGCCTTTGCTTGGTCGCAATAAGGGCAGTGGTACTTACTCCATACAATTGCTTTCATGTTGTTTCCTTATAATACTGGTAATTCTTCATAGTCAACTACGTCTGACATAACGCCGATAACATAGTTAGTTGATTCTGTTTCTTGTAATGCTGATTGTTTTTTATTGATGTTTACATGTTTATTGAACCACGGAATAGGACTATTCTTTGGATGATTCTCGTTATATTTAATACCGATATCCTTCAGTCTATTAAAAGCAGTGTAGTCTACAAAATCTGATAGTATTTCAGCATTCAAGCCAATCACAACACCTTTGCTGAATAGATAGTCTGCCCATTCTTTTTCTTCACGGATAACATCTAAGTACATTTCATATACTTCACGTTCGCATTGTTGTTTAGCAATAACAAATCTTGGGTCATCTTTAACTACATTATTGATTAACCAAGCTGTCCATTCTGTGTGCAACAATTCGTCTTGCAGGATCAAGGAGATAATGTTTCCGTTACCAATGTAAATCTTGTTCTCTACCATAGCAAGACTAGTTGCAAAACTTACCATGAAGCGTAATGCTTCTAATGCATAACTTGCATTCAATGCTAACCAAATACTGTTGATGTGTTCTTGATGTCCTACTTTGCTAGGATCTAGTTCTTTCAAACAATTTAGTTGATGTAGTTCGTCATAATATTTGCCTACACTGCTAGACATTTCTACGATTTCTTTTGTATCGTGAATTTTATTAAATTCTTCTTTGGGAACACCATATACGTTCCTAATAATATGGCTGTAAGATTTTGAGTGTATATTAGTTTCAAAGAAACTCCAATTACTAACTAATGCTTCTAGTTCAGGTATGCTAATGACTGGACTGAACACTTGACTTGGTGCACGACCTTGAATACTATCAAGTGCAGTTTGTCTTAATAAGTTACTAGTAAAGATATGCTTAATTGCATCACTACTGTCCTTGTGGTCTATCTTATCTTTTGTTAAACTGATTTCTTCTGGTACCCAAAAGAAACCACGTGCTGTTTCCTCATACTTAGCAAGTCTTGGATACTTAACTTCTTCAAATCGTTGTACGGTTACCGGACCTTCTGGGTCTAAAAACATTGTACGTTTTAGATAATTAGTCTGTTTACTTAAATTATATTGTTCTTTACTCATCTTCTACTTCCAATAGTATTTTACCATCTATGTTTAACACATCACTAACTGTGTATATTTTTCCATTAACTTTCACAAGTACTGGAACATCATTGTATATTTTCTTTATAGTGTCGGCACCACTAGCTAATGCTAGTCTGCGCCACTCTGATAATATTTTTTGTTGAATTTCATATGCGTCCATCATAATACACAACTTTCACAATAATCTTCATCTCCTAATACTTCTTGTTTAACAAATGGGATAACATTATCTTCTTGCAATGCTACTTTACTACCCACTTTGTTAATCAAACTATAATAGATAGTTTTGATTCCCCACTTGTACGCAAGCATTAGATTCTTAGCAATCAATGTACCGGGCACCTTACCTTCAGGAAAATATGCAGGATTGTAGAATGTATTAGTACTTAGGCTTTGATCAATATATACTGCTAATACAGCCGCTGTCTTTAAGTAGTCAACACAATCTTTCTGATCCCACATCAATTGATAACGATTCTTTAATCGCTTGTATTCCGGGACTACTTGTACAAATGATCCAGCTTTGCTTTCTTTAACACTTATCATCTCCATTGGCATTTCAATACCATTTGTTGAGTTAAGTACAACGCTAGAACTTTCAACAGGTGCTACAGCCATCAGTGTAGCATTTCTAATGCCATACTTCAATAGTTTTTCACGTAGACTTTCCCAATCCATACTAGGGCTAAAGTCTGTTAATTCATTAACACCCTCACTTCTGCGTTCCCAGGGGAAGATGCCTTGTCCGTAGAAGGTATGTTGGCTACGACCGCATGCACCACGTTCTTGTGCTAATTCTACACTTGTTTCTGTTAGATAGTATGCTTGATGTTCCATCCAACGTTTTACTTCTGCCAATGCTTCTGGCGTGCCATATTTATAACTACGCTTTGCATGCCAGTAAGCTAAATTGGTAATCCCTACACCAAGAGGTTCGAAATCTAAGTTAGCTAACTTACTCTGAACACTCAGGAAGTCTTGATAGCTAAGGAGATTACTTAGACTGCGGACTAATACTCTACATGCCTTACGCATTTCTTGGGGCGTCTTAAACGCACCCCAGTTCACACTGCCTAATGTACATAGTGCAATGCGCCCAGCCTCGTCTTCAATACGTTGAAAAGGCTTTGTAGGTAATAGTATTTCTTGGCAAAGGTTACTCTGGTAAATCGGATCAAGTTTAGTATCAAACGGACCCTGATTAATTACGTTATCAATGAATACTAGATAGATACGACCTGTATCTGTACGTTCTTTTAGTATTCCATTCTTAAATATTTCTACTGCTGGCAACACTTTCTTTTTGATGCCACGCTTACTTTCGTACATAGTGTACAATTTTTCAAATTCTTCACTATCTCTATAGTATGCTTCATACAAGTCTGGTACATCATGTGGGTCAAACAATGTAATGTTTTCATTCTTAGCAAAACGATTAAAGAACATCTTATTGACCACAACACTGTAATCCATTTGACGCACAC